GTTTCCCAGTCACGATCCGAGGGGACAGATTTTGTCAGCCTTCAGCTTTTTTAGCCATAATATAATATGATTTAATAATTAATAAGGGTAATAATTACCCCCGTTGATATAACGAGGGTAAGAATTACATTTGAGTGATTACACTCCTTTGAATAATACAAAGTTATTAGCAGCTTGTACTACTAAACATCTTTCAGATAAGAAGTTTACAGTCATAGCATCTAGATCGCTAGTGAAAGCTCCACCAACAGAACCAGTTAACCAAGACTTCATACGTCTGTCATCGGCTTGTGAAGCACGGTAACGAACATGTAAGAATGGTCGTCTGATGTTTGTTCCTAGAATCTGATCGTAAACAGTAGATGTTCCAGCAGGAACTAACATACCTTCGATAGAAGCAGGGCCAGTCATAGCGCCACGAGTAGAAGCATCGTTTAAGTATTTCCAGTCAGTTTTGTAGAAATCGTAAGATCCACGTCTGAAACCAGAGAAACCTAAGTTCAATGCCATTTCTTCAGAGTTTTCAAATAATCCAAAAGCAGTTCCACCGTTCTGTCCAGCTGAGATTGCAGCTAGCATGTCATCAAAGTCAAGATTAGTGTTTCTGTTTAAGAACAACATGTTCTCTTCAATAGCTCCTTGAGTGTCTAAGTTTCTAAGAATATCGTCAAAGTCGTTTATACCACTTGCAGCAGCAAACCCAACTTGTACGTTACCTCTGTCTTCTACAGCAGCAAACAAACCTTCTGTACCAGTAACACCTGCAATAGTAGATGTAGCAGCAACCTGCTCACCTTCTACAACAGACATTTCTAAGTAATCCTCAAAACGTAGTCTTGTTTCAGACTCTGCTTTCAGGTACCATAGGTATCCATTTGTTCCATCTTCAGTAGCAACTTCTACCCAACCGATCTGAGCTGTGTCAGAACCATTGATTGAATATTGGCTTCTAATGATAATTGGCTTGTTAGAAAACTGAGTGAATGCAGGAGTTATTGTTTGGATAGGGTAATCGTTACCCGCTACCGCTAATCCTCCAGTTCCAGCGATTGTAGTGTTTGTTCCTTTTGGATATTCAGAACCGTAAACAAATATCTTTACATCACCAACTAATCCTTCAGTAGCTAACGTAGCAGAGCCATAAGGTGCTACAGTTAACACACCTGTTGCGGTGTTTGATTCTGATACCAAGCATTTTGCTTCTGCACCAAAGTCATCCATCACTACGATAGTTTGTTGTGGAGATATAACGTTAATAATATTTGCAGCAACTGGAATAGTAATAGTACCTGCAGCACTATCAAATGTACAGTTGTCATATGCTACGTGCAATCTATTTTGCTCAGACCAAATTACTTGATCAGATGTCATTGGTAGCTCAGCCCCAACCATACGTAAGAATCCAGATAACGTACGGTTTCCGTAACGCTCTACTTCTTGCTCATAAAGTTCAGGTAAGTATTGTTGCGCGAAGTTTCCACCTGCAGCGCCATCAAATGTTAAATAGTTATTCGCTAGTGGCTGTTGCAACTGCGATGGTACTATTGAACCAAATTGTGGATTTAAAGCCATAATTTTAAAAGTTTAATTAGTTAAATTTTCGTTTTTTTATTTTTAGTTTAGACGAATCTAGTCCACTTATTGATTTTACTTTTAACCCATTTATAAAGACATTTCCATCGGCAACTTGCCTAGGCTTATCACTACTTAAGTTTTTAGAAGAGTCAACAATGTTTTTAACACCATCAGCTCTTCCTTGTTCGTAAAAATGATTAGCGATTTTATCCGCATTCATAGCAGCATACATAGCTTTGTGATAACCAGAAGGATCTGTCACCGCTCCGTTTTTGTCTACAAATTTTGAAACAAAACTGTTTACATTGAGCTGTGATTTACCTACATCAGAAGGATTTTGTAGTTTATACCTAAACTTCTTTTCTCCTAAATTGAAATCAAAACCTTTGAAATCATCGTTGAAAATTTGCTCAGTCTGCACTTTAAAATCTTGCTGAAGAGTTTTCGCATTCTCTTCTTGCTGCTTGTATCTATTGAAAAAGTCCGTAGCTTTCTGCTGATCTTGGGTAATACCAGGTCTCAACTTGATGTCCTGATAGTATTTATCCTTCATAGCATCAAGCTCTTTTCGGGCTTTAGCAACTTCTTCTTTAAAAGCCAATTTCTTTTTTCTAATATCTCTTGGCTCATCAAGTTCCTCATCGTAAGAAAAATTGTCTTCCATAAGGAAATCAACTTCTTCTTTGTCAAGATGAGGTTTAGTTTGTTTGTAGTACTCGTTGAGTAATACTTTTTCGTTTACATTAGAGTAATCATGGTTAAGTCTTACATAATCCTCTATTGTTCCACCCGTGTCAGACATAAAGTCTACGAGTGATTGTATGTTTTCAGGTAGCGATTTACCTTGGGTAACTTGATCTTTAACAGCTTGCTCTGCCTCTTCGTAAAGCTCTACTGTTTTTTCGTCTACCTCTTCTTCAGTTATTTCCTGTATAGGACTTTGTAGCTCTTTAACTTCTTGTACTTCTTTAGCTACTTCTTTATTTTCTACGTTGTCTTTAGACTCTTCAATAATAACGTCTTCAACCGCTGGTTGTTTGTCCGTTAAATCAACTTTTATGACATCTGGTACAACCTCTCCTTGTGCTTCTGGTTTAGTTAAATCAACTTTAACCGCGGTGTTGTCTGATGTATTTGAAAATTTCTTTGGTGTTTTCTTTTTACCTTTTAAAGAGAACTCACCTTCTTGCTTGACCTCTACGGCCTGATTTACTTCTGACATAATATAATATTATAAAATTAAAAATTATTTAGGACCAAAGGCTTCTAAGCCAAAGTCACCTAAACTATCGTTATTAGATTCAAAATCGATAGGTGTTCCATCATTTTGTCTCTGCTGTATCATTTGTGATTGCTGTGTACCTATTATTCTAGCGCGCTTATCTTTTCTATCTTCAATGTCTGCTTCTTTGCCTTTCTCCCCATTAAATCTCTCCTTAGCTAATTGAACATTGTAGTTAAACTCTTCAGCCATTAGCTCTCTTTTTATAGCCGCTTCTGCTTGCATGCGTTGTATTTCAAACTGAGACTTAGCTTGTTCTAACTGCATTTTTTGATCAGTTAAAACTTGTTGCTTCTGGGTTTCAGCCATAGCTGTTTGCTCTGCTAGTTGCCCGTTTGCCTGTGCTTGAGCTTGCATGTTTGCTTGAGCTGCCTTTTGATCTCTCTCTTGTTTCAGTCTACGTTTTTGTTTTAGCATTTGATTTGCTAGTTTCAAATTACGTATTTGCCTAAGATCTATAGCGTCTTCTAAGTCAATACCTCCAGACTGTAGCGCTACTTGTATGTTTTGTTCTAGTTGTGCTTTTTCTTCTTCGTCAGGTTCTAAGTCTAGGAATATACCAAAGTCGTGTAAGTTTAAGTTTGATATCTCTGCTAGAGTTTGAACATTAAAAGTAGATATAGAATTCTTTAACGCATTCGCGGTTAAAGGAAAGCTAACAACATCCGCTAGTTTTTTAGAAATGTTTTCACATAATCTTAGAGTTAAATATAAACTAGCATTATTAATATGCTTAGTTGCTATGTTAGATTGTTGAGCTGCAATTTTCTGCAAACCAACCAACGTATCTCTGTCTGGCAAGCTACCATCTCTAGCCTCGTTAAGACCTGTAACGTCTCTAATCATCTGAACATAATAGTTATACGTACTTATCAAGGCACCTATTTTACCTTGCCCTGATGACGATGATAATTCTTGAACAGGAACCTTACCGGCATTCATAGCCCCATCTTGCGTGAGAGATCTACCAACAACAGATCCAGTTTGGAAATACATGTTTAATGCTTCTGCTGGATTATAGTTTGTACCGTTACCAAGATCAACCTCCGCTAGACCGTCCATATCTAGAAACACACCGTCAGGCACCATTCTTGATATTACTTGCTGTAGCTTTAGGTGAGTTAATTGAATCATATCTGCAAAGCCTATAGTCTTGCTAACAATAGACTCTATTCTACCCTTGTACATTCTAGGAGCACATATGGTGTAGTTCATTTCTACTTTAGTGGTGTCAGCCATTGGTCTAGTCATGTTCTCAGCCATTTTCCACTCTAGCATCATATTGGTACCTAAAACTTTAACGCCTTTAAATAAAACCTCTATACTTCTAGAAACTCTATCGAATTTGTCGTTTTTAGGTGGATCAAATGTGTCGGGTTTTTCTAGTACTTTTTCAAGACCCTGGTCTGTTTGCTTTAATTTAAAAACTTGATCCATGTAAGTCTTATATTCAAAATATAAAACCTGTACAGTGTTTTCGTCATAAGCTCCCCAACCGTATATGTAGTTTTGGTTGCTATATGATTTCTGTATTCTACTTAGCTCTTCGTCTGATATGTGAGGAAATTGCTTTTTTATTTCAGATATGGTAACAGCTTTAACTTCACCCACATAATATATGTCTTCAAAGTTTGGATCCTCTGTATATGAATGTATCATGTAAGCGGGATCTACATAGTCTAAAGTAATACCTTCCGCTGTGTTAAAGTTTGTTTTAGCAGCGGCAACACCGAGTGTTACAAGATCGTAATTTAATCTACGCTTAAGTAGGTCATACTTATTTTTATCTAATGTCTGCGTTATAGCTTCTTCTTCGGCTATCTCTATAGCTTGCTTATAAGAAAGCTGTAAATGCAACTCCATCTCTTCCATAGTTTTAGGAAGATCAATTGGAGGTATACTTGTTTTAGATATATTTAGCCCTGTAGTTTGCTGTACCTCCTGTATTATGTCTTGACCAAACATGTCCATAGCTAAATTAGTAGCATAGTCTGTTCTCTTTTTAATAGATATAGGATCGTTAGCATAAGCTTTAATGTCATAGTCTTTGTTAGATATACCGTTAGTTAGTATATCTACAAACTTAGAAAGTATTGGTACAGGTTTCCAGTCTAAGTTTAAATAAGACAAATCACCGTTTATAGATAATTCATCTTTGTATTTTTGTGTTGATTGTTCTCCTCTAGCGTAAAGCCTTCGCGTATGGTAGTTATTAAAAGAAGTTAGATATCTATTACCATTTGTTCTACCTTGTGCAAACCACTCTGACTGTATAGCATCAGCAACTTTAGAACCGTACTCAAGGCTTAATTTTTCCTCCAAAGGTACTACCTGATTGGGAAACGCACTATTAGTATTATAATTTATATTCATTTACTTTATAATTTTAGAAGCAATACCGGTGTTATCGTATTTTTTTATACCTAGATTGTAGGATATAATTTGTCTTTTTGGTATAGGTCTATATCTATTTTTATTGCAAGCCATAAGAGCGAGCCCAGAACTAATAGATGCATCATGCTTTGTTCTATTGTTTATGTTGAATCTACTCCAATCGTTTAATGTTCTTTGAAAGTACATATCACCATAACCTTTATCTTGTAGACCTATAAAGTTTTCTATATAAGTCTCTATAGCAGCTGCATGAGCCTGCTTAATATCTTCACTTGAGTTTGGTATTCCTCCAATATCTCTTTCAGTCACAGATAGTTTATTGTAAATCTTGTCAGGTCTATTCATTGAGAAGCCTCTATAACCTCTACGCTTAAAATGATACAGTAACCTAGGCTTGTTATTTTCACAGAGTATAGGCATACCATAAAACACGCAAGCCATTAATACGTCTTCAAAAAATATCTCAGCTGTTTGAGGTCTTGCAATATATTCTAGAAAAAAGTGATTTGGCGGAACATCTAACATACTAAAACTGGTTAAACCATGGAGAGCTCCATTAGAACCTCTACTGTCTACAGTACCTGATATGTCATAACTGTCGCAACCAAAAGCACCTACACCATCATTGCCTGGGTATTTAATACCATTCTTTACTATTACACGATTCTGTAGGTTTTCAGGTGGAACCCAGGTAACCATGAATCTTCCGTTATTGTTTGGAACAAATATAACGCTGGTGTCTTTTATACCATCTCTCCATTGAAAGCTACCTTTGGTAACTAGAGAGCTGTGTTTTAAATCACCGTTGAAATCTATTTGCTCATATATCTTAGTTAGGTTAAATAGAGATTGTTTTGCTTCGTCTCTAAATGCATGATCTTCTGTTCTAGGAAACTGCCTGTAAAATTCATTTAAAGCTTCTTGATCGCCTTTTAAGCCATCAACTTCATTTTGCCAATACTCTATGACTCCTAGATCTATTACGTCTCCGTGTGGTCCTTCTACTTCTTCTTCTGGTGTATCGAATACAGGTACGCCATAAGAATCAATGTATCCTTCGTAGTTCCACTCCATAGGTATGAACAAAGAATAGAGTCCTGAGCGAGTCTGTCCGTTGCGGTTTCTTTTTGTAACGTCTGAATCATAGTAAAGTTTTTTAAAGTTCTCTCCACCTTTGTCTAAGGCGTTTGAGGTTGACCCCATCATGCACTTACCTATAACTCTACTACCTAGTCTAAGCGTTGTTTTCGTAACCCTCCAATTGTTAAGGATGTTGTTCGGCCTTTCCCATTTACCTGATTCGTCGTGGACGAGGAGCTTGAGTTTCTCACCGTCATAAGAGTTGTCTCCTGTGTTTTTCCAGTCAATTGTGGTATCGAGACCTGTGATCTCTTTAACCGTTTCGTTTGTGTCAAGTTTCTTACGTGTAAACTTGGACGCAGGTACTCTGTATGCGAGCTCTGTTTTCGGCCTGTCCATACCATCTTGGATCGGTTTAAAAAAGAACGGGTAATTAACGGAAATCGGTACAACCTTATCTGTGAACATTGATTTAGCATCGGGACCAGATTTGGACAATATGCCGTACCGTGAATCCGAGGATATTGTCGCAAGGTTAACTGTCTCAGCTGAGGACATAAACGAGAATCCTGATCTACGGTTTTTAAGATAACACATTCCATAAGACCTACTGTCGGCCTTGCAAGCTTCCCAGAATATAAAGAACAATCTATTTGCTTCTCGAAAGTCTGGCTTCCCAACATCAATTTTGGACCACTGCAGGTACATAAAGTGAGTACCAGTAATGTAAGTATCCAGATTCTTATTATTGAACCAAAAACCTTGTTCTCTTCTAGTAAACTCTTTATCGATGTAATCATACCATTTCTCTTTGAAATCTATAGGGTAGCTTTCCCAGTCAAATATTGTTTTTATTTTCTTTAGCTCATCCGGTAACTCTGTTCTCTCCCAAGACTTTGATTTAAAGCTAACAACATCTTTGGGTTTTGGCAGTGCAATATTTAGGTTTTGTATATTATATATCTCACCTATCTCTCCTGTCTTGCTTATAACAACAACGTCGTGTTCTTTGTTATAACCATAATCCCACTTTTTATACCTATTATTTTTTTTTATTATATGAGGTTTAATGTGGTCGTCTACTATCTTATATAAACTTTGAGTATACATTATTTAGACCTCCCTTCTGCAAAACCTTTAAAAGTTTTTTCTTTGCTTTCTCTAGGTTTTTCGTTTAGCACAGCTTCTTCTTCTTGAATCCTCTGCAGTATTTCAAAGGCATCGAATATAGCTAACTTCTTAGTTGCAGCGGCGTTTTTTAATCTGTCTGCTGATATGTCGTCGTCTGAATCAACGATAGCCTCTTTAGCTACTTTTATTAATTCTTCAACGGCTTTCTGCCCAGCTAGGATTATATTCTTCTTCGTCTTCTTTATATCCA